TTATTGAGGTAGATTAGCCTCTAACATCTTTAATGAGTCTATGCCTTCATCACTTGATAAGAAATGACCTGCAATCTCATAAGGGTCTTCTCCGTATGGAACTGATACCATTTTCTTTCTGTTAGTTGGCGTACTAAACCAAACCTCTTTATCATTGTTGCGTAATGCTAATAACTTCTCTTCAAAGAATAAACGAATTTTAGCTTGAAACTGCAATTCAGGGTCATTCAATGTAGCCAAGAATCCTCTTGGGTCATTTTTAGCAAACACTAAAATATCTCTTTTTAATTCTGCTGTTGAAATTGTAGAAGGGTCTTTTCCAAACATAACTCTTGTTAGAGTTTCTAATTGTTCAAGAGAAAGTTTTCTAGCTTCAACTAATGCATCTACTTCAAGTTCTAAATCTTCTACTTCATAAGCAGCATCTTTTTCATCATCTACCTCAACAAAAATCCTTCCATTCAAAGGATGATAATGTAGAAATGATTGTAATGCAGGATTTGTTCTTGGAACGCTTAAAAATCCGTCCTCAAACATAATTGGTTCAATGATTGCATTTCCATCTTGTTCGTCTTCAAATGGAGACTTTTGATTTATTGCATATCTAAGAGCGCGGTTTTCATTCTTTTTTTCATCATACCACATAAGTGGAAACCGTGGATGATTTCTTGCCGCTAAACTATATGATAACGGGCTTCCTATTGTTAATTTGTAGACTTTGTCTATTGTAGGTGTTGTTGCCATTTTAATAATGATTTAATTTAATTTAATTTAATTTTTAACTAAAAAATATACAGAGGGACACTGATGTCCCCCTGTAATATTTAAACTGTATATTAACCGTAACGGAATAATACGAAGTTATTTGCACCCAAAGTACATACACATCTTTCAGACAAGAAGTTAACCTCCATTGCATCTAAGTCAGATGTTTGAGCTCCACCGGCAGAACCTGTAATCCACGTTTTGTATCTACGGTCTTCAGCTTCTGAAGCACGGTATCTTACGTGTAAGAAAGGTCGTTTTGCGTTTTTACCCATGATTTGGTCATACACTGAAGTAGAACCTGCGGGAACCATAAGACCTGTGATTGTACCTGTAGCGGTTGCAGCACCTGCACCTCCAACTAAACCACCTCTCATAGTAGGGTCGTTCAAATATTTCCAATCAGATTTGTAGAAATCATAACCTCTACGGAATCCTGTGAATCCTAAGTTCAAAGCCATGTCAACATCATTGTCGAATAAACCGAAAGATGCAGATTGAGCAACACCACCTGAAGTATAACCATTCAATGTAGCTAACATATTGTCGATGTCAAAAGACAATCCACGGTTAACAAACACTACGTTTTCTTCGATAGCACCTTGTTTGTCCAAACGAGAAACAATAGTATCCCAATCAGTCAAAGAAGTTGGTGTACCACCACCCCAAACGTTACCTCTTTTGTTAACTACGTAGAAGATACCTTCAGAACCACCTTGACCTGCAGCATTTCCAAGAACTGCTTGAGCACCTGAACCTGTTTCAGCAGGAACTGCTTCAATCATAGCTGTTTCTAAATAATCTTCAAAACGCAAACGAGTTTCGTGCTCTGATTTCAAATACCACAAGTAACCTGTAGCACCATTTTCAGTAGTAACTTCAACCCATCCGATTTGAGCCATATCAGACCCATTAACAGAATATTTATCTTTAATGATAATAGGTTTGTTAGAGTAGATTTCATCTTCTGCTTCCAAAGAACCAACCATTCCGGTAGTTCCTTTTTTAAACTCAGAACCATAAATGAATACAGTACAAGCAGTAGATACAGCAAATGCTTGTCCTGTTGCCTCGTAGTAAGCTACTGTGAAAGTAACTGCTGAAGGAACCGCAGTAACGATTGCTTTGTTGTAAACACCTGTAGTGTTGTTTTGAATCATAAGAGTTTGTCCAACTCTAATTGCAATGTAAGTAACACCTGCATCAGCTACAGTAAAAGTTGCTGTGTTAGAATTGATTGCTGCTCCTGATGTACAGCTTGTGTACTTAATGTGAAGACGACCTTGTTCTGCCCATTTGATTTGGTCAGAGTTAGAAGGCATCTCAGCACCTACCATTCTCAAGAATGATGCGATGGTTCTATTACCATAACGCTCGAACTCTTTTTCATAAGTATCAGGAAGATACTGATTCAAAAAGTTAAAGTTGGTAATATAGTTAGTCTGTAACGCTACTTGCTCCGCTGACGGTTGTAATGCATAAGTAGGCGTTGGGTTTAATTGACCTGCCATTTTTCTTTAATTTAAAATTTATAATTTTTTTATACTACGGATTTTTAGACTTCTACCTGAATCAGGGTTTACCGCTTTTACCTGTATTCCATCCGTTGATTTAGTAACTTGAGGAACTCTGTTTTCAGACATTTGAATATTTTTAATGCCTTTCATTGTTCCTTCAGTTGCATCAGATTGCCCTTGTTCATAAAAGAACTTTGCAAACCTCTCCGGATTCATAGCAATAGCTAATGACCTATGATAACCCGCTGCATCTTTAATTAATCCTTGCTCATCTAAGTACTTGTTTATAAAGTTCGCAGGTGTAGCTTGAGATTTTTTAAGTTCAGAGGCATCTCCGGGATTGAAAGTGATTTTTTTGTCATTAACATTGAACTCAAAACCTTTGAATTCTCCATTAAATACTTCATCAGATTTTTGGTTAAACCAATTTCTTTTTCTTTCATTCTCCTCTTCAAGTGTCTTCGCTTGCTTAGTATATTGCTTATAGCTTTCATAGACTTCTTTTTCCTCATCAGAAACTAGTGGAGCACTTGACTCAAGCGGCACTTTATATTGTTCTTTTTGATTATTAAAAAATCGTTTAGCCTCAGCAACCGCCTTTTTTTTTGTTATCTTAACTCTTTTAATATGAGAATCATCATCGATATCTTCGTCATATCGATAATCCTCCATCAAAGAATCAATATCATCAGCATCAAGTCCTTCTTGAGTTACTGATAAATAATTTTGAAGTAAACTATCCGAATCCATTGAGTCATAATCTTTCTTAAGATTTATAAAATCCTCAAATCCTCTTCCTGTTTCCTTTTTATATTTCATATAAGCAGCAACATCTTCGGGTAAAGCCTCAGCTTCCTGTCTTTGTGCCGTTAATTCATCTAATGAATTTATCTGCTTATTATATCTTTTTCCAATATATGAAAGAACTTGCTCTTCATTTAATTCAACATCTTGCTTTTGCTCTTGCTCTTGCTCTTGTTGTTGTTGTTGCTCTTGCTCTTGCTCTTGTTGTTGTTCTTGTTGCTGCTGTTGTTGTTGCTCGTGTTGTTCTAGTAACTCTTGCTCAACCTGCGCAGTTCCTTTTTCTTCTACGCCATCTAATAATCTAACTTTGTATTCCATTTGATTTGATTTTAATTTGATTTAATTTTTTACAAATTTATATAAAATTTTTGACATTATTAACGCGGCTCAAATTCACTTAAATCAAACCCATCTAAACTGTCCTCATTTGATTCAAAATTCAATGGAGGTAAGTTATTTTTACGTTGGTCTATAAGTTTTGATTGCTCTGTATTTTGTTGGCTAATTCTTTTACCCTTAGCTACTTCGCGGTCTTGCTCTCTTTTATCTAAATTGCCAATTTCCATTTCATGAAGTTTTTGATTGTACATAAATTCTTCAGCCATTAAATGAGATTTTAACTCAGCTTGAACCTGCATAGACCTAATATCATACTCAACTTCCATTTGTTTTAACTGAATTTTACTCTGCAATTCGCTTTCAATCTTCTGCATTGCAATCTGACCTGCCATTTGTTGAGATTGCATTTGTTGGTCACCAATAGCTTTTTGTTGCTGCATTTTCATTTGCTCTTCACGTTCTTGTTTCTTAACTCGCTTCATTTTAAGCAATTGGTTTGCAAGTTTAAGATTTCTAATCTCACGAATATCAATAGCATCTTCAAGATTAATATCTCCTTTAGATAATGCCATTTGAATATTAGCTTCAAGCTGTGCTTTTTGTTCTTCGTCAGGAGCAACTTCAATAAATATACCAAAGTCATAAATGTAAAGGTCAGCTATATCTCCTAATATAGATACATTGTATCTTCCTATTTGATTTATAAACTCATCTTTAAAATCAGCATATTGTAAAATATCTCCAATTCTATAAGTTAAAGCCTCTGCCATTGAACGATAGATAAACAATGCACCATCAAGAATATGACGAGTAGCTGTATTTGAGTTCAAAGCTGCTAGTTTTTGTAAACCAACTAAAGAATTAGGGTCAGGAGTAGAACCATCTCTTGCCTCATTTAGTCCTGTTACAGTTCTAATCATATCCATATAATGGTTATAATTAGTAATAAGCATTTGAGTCTTTCCTGTTCCTGCATTAGAACTTAATTGAGTAATAGGTATTTTTGCATTATTAAAATCTCCATCTCCTGTAAAGCTTCTACCAATAACAGAACCTGTTTGGAAATATAACCTTAATGCATCTTCAGGATTGTACGCTGCTCCACTACCTAAATCAACTTCGTTAAGTCCATCTGCATCAATAAATACACCATCAGGAACTACTCTATTTATTACTTGTTGTAACTTTAAATGCGTAATTTGGATAAGGTCAGCAAAAGGTATCATTCTACGAACTAATGATTCAATAGCTCCTTTGTACATTCTAGGTGCTGATGCTATATAGTTAGGTAGCGCGTGTTGCGATGCAGATTTAGGTCTAACCATATTTTCAGACAATTTCCATTGCAATAAAATATTGGTACCCATTACCATAATACCTTCATACCAAACATCAATAGTCTTTTCTATTTTTTCAAAGTTACCTTCTTCCATCATTTCTGTTGGAGGATTAAAAGTGTCATCTTTTTCAATAACTCTTGAGCCACCATTTTCAAGAATTTTTTTCTTGTAAACAATTTTCTTCGTGGTCTTATAATTAAAGTACATCAAGGTACAAGTGTCTCTTGAAAATACACTATTCTCATAGAATTGAGCTACATTAAAATAATCATACCAACCTTGGCTATATTGAGTAATTTCTTGTAAATCTTCTTTAGTTAATTTTTGGTCAATTTTCATTAACTCTGTAATAGCTAAAGTTTTTATTTCTCCCCAATAGAAACAATCTCTAAAATAAGGGTCTTCAGTATAACTATATACTACATTTGCAGGGTCAACATAAGAAATTTTAACACCTGTTCCTTGAAGAAATTCATGTTTAGCTATAGATATACCAAGTGTTGTAGCATCATAATCAAGTCTTTTACGAATATCATCATAATGATTCTCATCAAATATTGTATTTATTGCCTCCTCTTCTGCTATTTCTATTGCAGGTTTGTAGTTAAGTTGCATATATAATGAAAGCTCTTCATCAGTCTCAGGAAGTTTATCAGGGTCCATAGTAAATGCATTAACACCTGTCTTTTCTTTTATAACCTGTAATACAGGTTTTGCAATCATTTGACCTTCAATTGCATCTTGATACTTGCTTCTTTTAGATTGAGACATTGCATCTTGAGAATACGCTTTAACCTTGAATAACCTATCAGCCATTCCGTTAACTACTATATCTACGAACTTAGGAATAATTGGCACGGGTGTCCAATCTAAATTTAGATACGACAAATCGCCATCAATAGCCAATTCGTTTTTATATTTAGCAACTGATTGCTCCCCTCTTGCATAAAGCCTGAGTCTATGAAATTCTTTCCATTGACCATAATATCTGCAATTATTTCCATCTTTTCTAAACCACTCATACTGAATAGCTTGACCAACTTGTAACCCAAATTGTTGAGATGCTTTCTCCGAATCAGTAGCTAACTGACTTGGAAAGGCTGACGATGTAATATCTATTGTTACGTTTTTCATTTAATTAATTGACTTGTTGAACCATCATTTGAATACCTTGCGAAGTTAATACTTATTTTTGAATCTTTTTTCTCCGGCATATATAAATGCTTCTGATTAGCCATAATAGCTAATCCCGAACTAATAGAAGCATCAAATTTAGTTCTATCGTTAATATCGAACTTTGCCCAATCCTCTAGGGTTTTCGTGAATGGCATAGTACCCATATCATCATTATCCCTATAATTAGAACTAAAATCTATACCTATGTATTTTTCTATATAAGATTCAATTGCAGACGCGTGAGACTGCTTAACATCTTCAGACGAGTTAGGAATACCTCCAAGTTCGCGTTCTGTTTTTGTTAATTTATTATATTGTTTATCAGGTCTATTTAAAGAATAAGCTCTATAACCTCTATTTTTAAAATGATATAATAACCTTGGCTTATTGTTCTCAATTAATATTGGCATACCATAAAACACACAAGCCATTAATACTTCTTCAAAAAATATCTCAGCTGTTTGTGGTCTTGCTATGTATTCTAAGAAAAATTCATTAGAAGGTGCTTCATCCATATTAAATTTAGTAAGTCCGTGTAAAGAACCATTAGACCCTCTTCCTCCAACTACCGCAGATATATCATAGGAGTCACAGCCAAATGACCCTATATGTTCATTGCCGGGGTGTCTCATTCCATTTTTTAAATAATGGTTATTCTGTAAATGCTTTGCAGGTGTCCAACTAACTAAGAACCTTCCTCTTGAGTCAGGCGTAAATATAACCTGAGTATCTTTCATACCATCTTTCCAATGAAAGGACCCGCGTGTTGTAAAATGTTCTTTTATCAAACTATCATTGTAGTCAATTTGTTGGTATATTTTTGTAAGATTAAACAAAGATTGTTTGCTCTCATCTCTAAATGCGTGCGACTCTGTTCTTGGAAACTGACGGTAGAACTCATTTAATGCATCGGCATCATTTTTTAAAGAGTCAACTTCGTTTTGCCAATAGTCAATAGCCCCATTTTTAATCATCATATCATCTACTCCCAAGATAGGCTCTTCAGGCTTTTTAAATACAGGCATACCGTATTTATCTATAAACCCTTCCATGTTCCATTCCATAGGAATAAATAAAGCATACAATCCGCTTTTAGTTTGACCATTAGCATTTCTTGTAGTAGCTACTGAATCCTCAAACATATCTTTATAATTCTGACCCCCTTTGGATAATGCATTTGATGTTGAACCCATCATACACTTACCAATTATTTTAGAACCCAATCGAAGACAGGTTTTAGTTACGCGCCAATTTTCTTTTATATTTTGAGGTTTTGTCCATTTTGCACTTTCATCGTGAGCCAAGAATAATAATTTTTCCCCATCATAAGAGTTATCATCTGTATTCTTCCAATCTATAGATGTATCTAATCCTTCAATAATATCAGACTCTATATCAAACATATTCTTTTTAGTAATCTTAGACGCAGGTACACGGAAAGACAGTTCTGTCTTAGGTTTATCCATACCGTCCATAATAGGTTTAAAGAAGAAAGGAAGCCTACTATTTATTGGAACTACTTTATCTGTAAACATTTTCTTAGCATCTCCTCCTGTTTTCGATAAGATACCAACCCTTGAATCTCTTGCTAAAGTACCTATGTTTATACATTCTGAAGATGACATAAATGAGAATCCTGAACGTCTTATCTTTAAGTATATCATTCCAAAGCTTCTTGAATCAGCTTTACACGCTTCCCAAAAAATCCAAAATATTCTATTGGCTTCACGAAAGTCAGGATAACCAATATCGATACTTGCCCATTGAAGATACATATAGTGAGAGCCCGTTATATATGTAGGAGTTCCATTGTTCATAAACCAAAAACCACTTTCTCTATAATCAAATTCTTGTTCAATATAATCAACCCACATATTTTTAAATTCAGATGGCATTTCATTCCATTGAAATATTGATTGTATTCTTGTGAGTTGTTTAGGCATTGATTCTCTTTGCCAATATTGTTCTGAATTAGATGAACTTCTTTCAAATATTTTTTTAGGAGCTTTAGGCAATGCAATATAAAGACCCGATATATTTATTATCTGACCTATCTCTCCTGTCTTTGATATTACTATTACATCATATTTGTCATTATATCCATACAGCCAAGACTTGTTACTATTTTTAGCAGTAACAACTCCTTTGGATATATAGTCATTGACTACTGTATATAAACTATTTTGACCTTCTTTCTGCAAATCCTTGTTTTGTATCAGTTTTATTTCCTCCTTTTTCAGCCATATCTAAACTTTCTTTCTCAGATTCTATTCTATTAAGAATCTCAAAAGCATCAAATATAGCTAACTTTTTTGTAGCAGCAGCATTTTTTAGTTTATCCGCGGACAAATCGCTATCAATATCATTCAATATTGAATCTTCTGCTACTTTTATAAGTTCTAATACTGCCTTATGTCCGGCAGCAATAATTTTTAACTTGGTTTCTCTATTTGTCATAGCGTTATCTATAAAACATTACATATACCATTCTTCCTTCTTTCCAACCCNTATTTGGATATTTACTGTGAAAGTAATTGGAAGGATACATAAGTGCTCGATTAGGTCTATACCCTACTACAGAATGTAAATCCCAATTGTCTAAGTTGTTCGCTTCTTCTGAAAGAAATCTATTTGCCTCTTCATCAGAAATATCTAAAGGCATCTCATATCCTATATCTTTGTGCCTCCAAAAAGCAGTCCCATGGAGCCCTTCTTTTGTAGACGGAGATATATATAGCACAAGTGCTCTTTCAGGTCTAATATCGCCTACTTTTGAGTCTGCGTGGATTCTCCAATCAGTATCGAACTCCTCAGTTGCTACTCTAAAGAATCCTAATAAACATTCTCTTTGTACGCCATCTATAGCAGATAGTTTTTTAACAATGTGCTTATCAAAAAGTTGGTTACTATATTGCACCCAAAACTTTTTATCTCCAACTTCAACTTCTTCAAACTTCTTATGAAGCAGGCTGTGTAGAACTTCTCTATAGGCGTGTTCTTCTAAAAAATCATCTACAATATTTATCATAGCTTCATTGTTATTTGGTGGTCATACATACGATATAGCTTCTCTCCATCAACAGTAAATTCATATTCAGTATCGGGAGTAAAACATACAAAGTCTCCTTTTTCTATACCTTGGCTTAATAGGTACTCATTTGGATATGCCATCTTTCCCATTAAAGGTTCTTCGCTAAAAGGTTTCTTAATATAGGATTCAGTTGCAGGAATTGGTTTTACAAAGCAATATTTATCATAAGCGTTCCAAGTAGAACCTTTCTTATACATAAAGAATTGGTCTGTTTCTATGAAGAATAGGTCGTCTTTGAAAAAACTCTTTCCGCTTTTTTGACGACCTCTCATATCATTATAAAACTTAAATACGTTATGATGCACAAGAAGTGTATCTCCTATTGAGATAGGACCGTTATACCCTACAGGAAGTTCGATGACCTTTGCATATCTATTAGAGAATTTATGGTCCTCTTCTGAAGTACTAACAATAAAGTCAATACCTCCTATGTCTCTTGTATTATCGTAACGTTTCCCATTTACAGGCTTTGCTATAAAGTAGAATGGAGATTTCATTAAATATTTATATTAAATTCGATTGAAATTGGAATTGTAAAGGTAAACTCTTTCCATAGAACTACCTCTTCTTTTTCATTAATAATATATATTAATACATTTCCCGTTTCAACTTGTCGTTTAATATGATGAATTTCATTAGTATCTCCAAGTATTTTTTGCCCTACTAAATAGTGCATTGCACCACTTTTATAGTCAGGTCCGATTGATATTTTTCTTATATCCATTTGATTTGATTATATTTACCAAGTTGTTAATTGTGTTCTTACCCAAGTATTTGTAGCAATACATACATATATAAATCCTGCTGTAATTCTTATATCTCCTAATGTACCTACTGCTGTTGCACTTGCAGGCGCTACATTTAGATCGGTTAATTTATATTGCGTTGCTTTTGTAGGACCTCCTACTATTAAACTATCCACGGCATTAAAAACGCCATTATCTACTAAAGTAGTTCCACGTATTACTGTTTCAGTTACAAGTGAATTACCTATAACAACTTGATTATTTTTAGTCGTAAATGCCTGATATCCTATTGCAGTACTATTAGTAGCATTGACTAATTGCCCAACAATCCCTCCTGCTTGTGAACCAATAAAAGTGTTTTGAGAACCAACCGTAAGAAGTAATCCTGATAAATTTCCAATAGCAGTATTGTTATTCCCTAAAACATTTTTTAAAGATTGATGCCCAACAGCTGTAGTAAAACTACTACTTGACAGTAAAGCAGATACTGCTTGATATCCAAGTACTGTATTTTGATTTCCAGTATTATCAATTAATGTACTTAAACCAATTCCTATATTAGTAGCGGCATTATTACTACCTCTCCATACTCTAATTGTGTTTACTATAATATTGTCAGTAAAGTTTTTTAATCCTGAAAATGATTGGTCATTTATTGAAACCACTCCTCTTACTGTTACACTTGCGTCAGGGAAATTAGCCGATATTAATCCGCCAATTATTGATATATTTGAGCTAGCTGTAACAACAGAACCATCTGCCATTAATATTTGAGAAGAAGTACCTCCATCTTTTACAAAAGACCCTCCTTGAACTTCGCCTCTTAATCTAGTTAAAGTCGTTGCGGCAGTTCCTATAACAGTTGTATTTGAACCTAGTCCAATCAAATTTGAACCTATTATTATTGAATTTGTATCTGATGGATTTTCCACATCTATAACTGAACCTATTCCTATATTAAAGTTATTATTTGAGTTTCTTAATGCACCACTACCAATTGCAACATTTAGACTACCACTAACATTCTCATATAAAGCCGATCGTCCAATTGCAACATTGTTATAACCTATTGTGTTAAAATATAATGATTGAGCGCCACTAGCAGTGTTATCTCCGGCTGTTGTATTTGAATATAATGATTGAGTGCCGTTAGCAGTATTACCTACACCTGTTGTGTTAGAATATAATGATAGATTGCCATCAGCAACATTACCTA